GTGGAGGTCCAATCCCTCCACTTATTATGTTATAAATAATATTATGCAATTATTCGGATACGAAATAAATAGAAAGGTTTCTTCTCAAGGAGAAGCAGCCGCTGAAAAGATTATTTCGCCTATACCAAAGGCGAACGATGAAGGAAGTACAACCGTCACGGTAGGTGGGGGTTATTATGGGCAGTTTGTTGATCTAGAAGGAACTAGTGCAGTTTCAGATCATGAGCTAATTGTAAAATACAGAGAGGCCTCGATGCAGTCTGAGTGTGATGCAGCGGTTTCAGATATTGTAGATGGTGCATTAGCCTCTGGCGATACATCGTCACCTATAGAATTGATCACAGAAGATTTAGATCAACCAGACAAAGTCAAAAGGGAAATTCACAAAGAATTCCAAAAGGTTTTGCAACTTTTAAAGTTTAACCACAAAGCTGCTGATTATTTTAGAAATTGGTATGTAGATGGTAAAATATATTTTCACGTTATCATAGATGACAAAAACCCACAGCGAGGTATTATTGAATTGCGGCCGGTTGAACCTTTGCACATAAGTAAAGTAAAAGAAGTCGAAAAGGTCATAGATCCAAAAACTAAAGTTGAATACGAAAAAGTAAAAGACGAATACTATTTGTACGCACCTCAAATGAGTGACGGCACAACCGCTACAGTACTAAACGGAGTTAAATTTGCTACAGACGCAATTATCCATTGTAGCTCAGGACTTTTAGATGCTGCTAAAAGAAAAACACTCGGACATTTACACAAAGCTATTAAACTAGTAAACCAACTTCGATACATGGAAGATTCATTGGTTGTTTATCGTGTTTCAAGAGCGCCAGAGCGTAGAATTTTCTATATTGATGTAGGTAATTTACCAAAAGGTAAAGCCGAAGAATATGTTCAGCAGGTTGTATCGCGTTATCGTAATAAAATGGTTTATGATGCTACATCCGGTGAAGTATCTGATGACCGTAGACATATGTCTATGCTAGAAGATTTTTACTTGCCACGAAGAGAAGGCGGAAGAGGTACAGAAATTACGACACTAGGTGGAGGCGAAAACCTTGGCCAAATAGAAGATGTAGTATTTTTCCAAAGAAAACTCTATAAAGCTTTAAATGTACCAGTCTCCAGACTTGAGCAAGAAAGTTCATTCACTATTGGCAGAGCAAGCGAAATATCACGTGAAGAAGTAAAATTCCAAAAGTTTATTGATAGACTGCGGAAGAAGTTCTCCTTTGTTATTATCGATGCACTTCGAGTTCAACTAATACTAAAAGGTGTTATAACAGAAAGTGATTGGACCGATATAGAAGAAAAGATTAACGTTGATTTCTTAGAAGATAGTTACTTTTCAGAACTAAAAGAATTTGAAATTATGAGAGAGCGTTTAGAAATGGCGCAGCAGATGGAAGATCTTGTTGGTAAATACGTTTCAAGCAAATACGTTAGACAAACAATTTTAAAACAATCTGACGAAGATATAGATCGTCTTAATACAGAAATAGAAGAAGAAGGCGAAGATGAAGAAGACGAAGATTTAGACATCTAAAGCCTTTGTCAAAACCCTAATTATTATAAATAGAATCATGAGTGAAAAAGCACAAAAAATATTTAATGGCATTGTTACGAATAACAGTGTTAAATCAGCTAAGCTATTCGGCCAAGCTATTCGTGAAAAATTAGATGATGCATTAGAAGTACGTAAGGTAGGTCTTACATCGCAAATCTTTAATACAACGAAAGAAAACTAATATGAATATTCAACCTTTAACCAGTGCCGCGGCGCTGACAAACACTGCAAGCGATATTGCTGATTCAAAGAATGTATATCTTTATAACACTAACGCAGCAGGTGTCGTAGTTACAGTAAAAAGCGGTTCTACAACAGTAGGCACCTTTTACTCTCCACCTAAAGTAGGAATCATCTTAAAAAAGGCAAGTGCCGATACTATTGAAGTCGCTTCAGGCGATAACAACAAAGTATATGCAACAGGCACTGGATTTGTAAACTAATGAAATTAATTACAGAACATTTAGAAAAAATTGAATACATCACTGAAGCCAAAAAAGATGGCGGAAAGGATGTTTACATCGAAGGTGTATTCATGCAAGCGGAAAAACAGAACCGCAATAATAGAATTTATCCTAAAGATATATTGGCTGAAGCTACTGCTAAATATGTTAAGGAGCAGGTTATGACCGGTAGGGCCGTTGGTGAGTTAAACCACCCAGAAGGCCCACAGATTAACCTTGATAAAGTTTCACACAGAATTACCTCATTGAAATTTGAAGGTAATGATGTTGTTGGAAAGGCGCTGATACTAGATACACCTATGGGTAAAATAGTGAAAGGGCTCGTCGAAGGCGGGTGCAAGTTAGGCGTCTCAAGTCGTGGTATGGGTACTGTTGAGCAAAGAGAAGGTAAAACATATGTTAAGGACGATTTTGTTCTTGCTACTGTTGACATTGTCCAAGATCCAAGCGCACCCTCTGCTTTCGTTGAAGGCATTATGGAAGGTGTTGAATGGATATGGGAGAATGGAATTCTCAAACCTCAACAGATTGAAGAATATGAGACTGAAATTAAAAGGGTTCCTATGGGTCGCATTAGCGAAGCTCAGGAAAGAATCTTTGGTGATTTCCTCTCCAAACTCTAATTCAAAATAAGGAAACTTAAAATATGTCAAATGAAATCGATCAAATTATCGAAGATGTAGAAGAGAAGGATCTTGTTGTTGAATCAGAGGTTGAAGTTTCTGAGGAGACTGAAGTCACTGAACAAGAACAACCATTATCAAATACAGTCTTAGACATTCTTCTTGGCGAAGCTAAGAAGAAAACAGAAGCGGAAGATGAGGACGAAAAGTCTGAAGATGAAGCAGAAGTAGAAGAAGACGAAGAAGAATTGGATGAAGCTAAAGCAAAGTCTGAAGATGCTGATGAAGACGAAGAGTCTGAAGAAGTAGAAGAAGACGAAGAAGAAGTTGAAGAATCAGCTAAAAAAGTTGAAGAAGACGAAGAAGTTGAAGAAGATGAAGTTGAAGAAGCTGTTGAGGAAGATGATTCCGAAAAAGCCGAAACTACTGAACTTCCTGAAGTACAAACTAAGGCTGGTTATCTGGCTGCAAGTTTTGATACTATCAAAGGTATGAAAAAGACAGAGTTGACAGCCGCTTATAACGCTGTTAACATGTCCGAAGAAGAAGACGAAGTCGAAATTCCTAAGAATAAAGCTGACATCATTAATGCAATGTATGGTCAACTTAAGGCAATGAAGAAAGACGATCTAGTAGCTTCTTATGATATGATTAAAGCATCATGCGGTGGTATGCACGAAGAAACTGAAGCGGATCATTTCGCTGCAGATCTTAAAGTACTCGCTGAAGCAGATCAAGAACTTACCGAAGACTTCAAAGCAAAAGCCTCTATCCTATTTGAAGCTGCCGTTACTAATAAAGTTAATACAATCAAAGAAAACCTCGAAGCACAATATGCTGAAGATCTTAGCGAAGAAGTTACTTACGTCCGTGAGTCGCTTGTAGAAAAGATTGACGACTATCTTGCTTATGTGGTTGAATCTTGGATTGAAGAAAATCAGGAGTTTGTTGATAACAAACTACGTACAGAGATTACCGAAAACTTCATGAAAGCGCTGCAAAGTACTTTCACTGAACACTACATCGAAGTTCCTGAATCTAAAGTTGATCTTGTAGATGAACTTTCAGAAAAGGTTACAGAAGTGAAGGAATCTCTTGCTAATGTTGAAGCTGAAAAAGCAGAACTTGCAAGCCAAGTTGAAACTTTACAGCGTGAAAAAATTATCAGCGAAGCATCTTCTGATTTAGCATCTACACAAGCAACAAAGCTGGCTTCACTCGTTGAAGAAAGTGATTATGTTGATGCTGATACTTTTGAAGCAAAGGTAGCAACAATCAAAGAAGGATTCTTTAAAGAGTCGACCGAAACTGAAGTACTTACAGAATCAGCAGAAACTGATTCCGCAACAACCGAAACACAAACAATCGTAGAAGGTGAAGTAGATTCTATGGCCAAACTCCCAAAGGATATGGCTAAGTATGTAACTCATCTTTCACGGTTTAAATAACCCAATTATAACTTAACAATTCTAACAACAAAAAAAGGAATATTAAAATGTTAAACGCAGAAAATGAACTAAAAAAGTGGGCACCAGTACTTGACCATACTGATGCTCCAGCTATCACAGATAGCTACAAGAAAGCTGTTACAGCTAAACTTCTCGAGAACACTGAACGTGCTATCAAAGAAGAAAACGCTCATAGCAACTTTTCTCTATTGTCGGAGGACGCAAATACTAGCACCGGTTCAATCACCGGTTCTGGTTCATTCGATCCTATTCTCATCTCACTTGTACGCCGTGCAATGCCTAATCTTATCGCTTATGATGTAGCAGGTGTCCAGCCAATGTCTGGTCCTACTGGTCTTATCTTCGCGATGAAGGCTCGTTTCGGTAATGCAGCAGGTGCAGCAATCGCTAACTCAAGCACTGAAGCATTCGCCGGTGAAGCCGACACAGACTTCTCTGGTTCTGGTCTTGATTCCCCTGAAGTTAATCACGCTGCTGGAGGCGCTGGAGATCACCTCTTCAATTCCCCACAGACTCCATTGACTACAGGTACAGGACGCCTAACAGCAACTGCTGAAGGTACTGAATCATTCAACGAAATGGGTTTCACTATTGACAAAACTACTGTCACAGCGAAAACTCGTCAGTTGAAAGCAGAATACTCGATGGAGCTTGCACAAGATCTTAAAGCAGTTCACGGCCTTGACGCCGAATCTGAATTGGCTAATATCTTGAGTGGTGAAATCCTTGCTGAAATCAATCGTGAAGTTATCCGTAAGATTGTTGCAACTTCTAAAGTTGGTGCACAACAAGCTGGACTTGCTAATGGTGGCCAATTCGACCTGAAAGCTGATGCTGATGGCCGTTGGGCAGTTGAAAAATTCCAATCGCTTATCTTCCAAATCGAACAAGAAGCTAACGGAATCGCTAGAGACACACGTCGTGGAAAAGGTAACTTTGTTATCTGTTCTTCAAATGTTGCTTCAGCACTCGCTGCAACTGGTGGTCTTACATTCAAGGGCGGAGAAGGTCTTAACGTAGACGATATGGGCAACACATTTGCTGGTACACTTAACGGTGGACTTAAAGTGTACATTGACCCTTACGCTGTGAAAGACTACGCTACTGTAGGCTATAAGGGAACAAATGCATATGATGCTGGTCTCTTCTATTGCCCATACGTACCACTCACAATGGTCCGTGCAGTTGGTGAAAATAGCTTCCAACCTAAGATTGCTTTCAAGACACGTTATGGTCTTGTAGCTAATCCACTGATCGAAAACGATGGTGCTGGTGACGGTTCCCTCGGTGCTACTGGTACAAATGTGTACTACCGCTCCTTCGGTGTTAGCTCAATCAACCTTGGTGAGTAATAAGGAATAGTTAAAACTAACCTATAATTTAAAGGGGGAGTTCTTCGGAGCTCCCCTTTTTTTGCGTTATAAATAGATATATGAGCGGAACAAATCTTACATCAAATATTAACATGCTTTCACCTACTGGTTTTAAGTTAACCATTAATCGTGAAAAGTTTGCCAACACAGAATTCTTTATAACATCTTTTGGGATTCCAAGTTTAAGCGCCGGAGAAGTACAGACTAACTTTCAAAACAACATAGGTTTTACACCAGGCGAAGTACTTACATTCGAAGCGCTATCGTTGAGATTCGTTATTGATGAAGACATGAATAACTACACTGAAATGTTCAATTGGATGAAAGCCAACACTGACTCCGTTGAAGAAACACCTTTTGCGCCAGCAGTGCGTTCCGTTGAAAGACACGATATGATATTGTCGATTATGACAAATAAGAATCTTGTGAATAAGCAGTTTCAGTTTAAAGACGCGTTTCCTACTGCTTTAAGTGGAGTTGAATTCAGCGCACAAGCAACTGATGTTGAGTATTTACAAGCAGACGTTACTTTTAGGTATAATGAATTTGCTATAATTAAATAACTATAAATAAATTTATATTATGATTAACTTGGAACAGATCCTAGAGATGTGGAAGAAAGATGCAGTCATCGATGATGTCTGCCTTGATGATGAGACTATAAAGTCTTCTAAATTACACGCCAAATACCTTGAACTTTTTTCAATGGCTAAGCTTATGCTAAAGAAAAAAGAAATGGAACAAGAGTCCATGAAAAAGGATAAGTGGCTTTATTATAACGGGAAAATGTCACAGCAGGATATGGACAACCGTAAATGGAAGTATGATCCATTTGATGGTATGACTAAGCCTTTAAAAGGCGACATGGATATGTATTACTGCACTGACAAAGATATGGTGCGTATTCGAGCACAGATCGATTATCAAAAACTATTATTGATACTCTTGAAGAAATCATGGGTAACATACGTTGGAGACATACACACGTTAAAAATATTTTAGACTTTAAGAAGTTCACATCAGGAATGTAATGCTTAAAGCGCACAGAAAAGACGAGTCGCGAATCTTTTTAGAGAGCCAAGACACTGGCCTTCTTATGGAGCTATGCGAATACTTTACGTTTTACGTTGAAGGATACAAGTTTATGCCTGCATTCCGTAATAAAATGTGGGATGGAAAGATTCGCTTGTTTGATCGTAGATCTAACACTCTGCCTTATGGTCTATTGAAAAGAGTGGCAGAGTTTTGTCAAGAAAGAAACTATAAAATCGAATATGATGATTCTTTAAAGAACAGCGCTTTATTCGAAGAAAAGGAAAAACTTGAAAAATTTGCTAATGAGCTTTCATTATCGAATGCTGGAAAGACTATTACACCGCGTGATTACCAGTTAGATGCGTTTATTCACGCAGCGCAAAACCATAGATGTTTATTATTATCACCCACTGGATCTGGTAAATCGCTTATCATTTATATGTTGCTGCGATACTTTTTAGATAACGATATGGATAAGAAAGCGTTAGTGGTAGTACCTACAACATCGTTGGTTGAGCAGATGTATAAAGATTTTGATGAGTATGCTAAAAACGATAATGAGTTCTCTTCAGAAGAAGATGTGCACCGAATTTATTCAGGAAAAGAAAAGCACGGTTTTGATCAATCAGTGGTAATTACTACATGGCAAAGTGCGATTAATCTACCTGCAAGCTGGTTTGTTCAATATGGACTTGTAGTAGGTGACGAAGCACACACATTTAAAGCTAAGTCATTAACAACAATCATGAATCGATTAACTAATGCGTATATGCGTATAGGTACCACTGGAACGATTGATGATGCGGTAGCAAACCAAATGGTGTTAGAAGGTAACTTTGGACCTATTCGAAAAGTTACAACTACAAAAGAGTTGATAGATTCTAACACGTTAGCACAACTAACAGTACAGTGCCTAGTATTAAAGTACCCAGACGAAGAAAAAAAGATATGTAAAGGATTGAAATACCCAGACGAGATTGACTACATCGTGAGCCATGAAAGACGGAACCGCTTTATCGTGAATCTTACATGTGATCAACAAGGTAATTCCTTAGTACTATACACTCTTGTGCAAAAACACGGTAAGCCATTGTACGACATGTTTGTTGAAAAATGCAAAAGCACCGGACGTAAAGTATTCTTTGTATCGGGTGCAGTGAATGCTGAAGAGCGTGAAAGAATACGTGCTATTACTGAAAAGGAAAAGAACGCGATCATCGTTGCGAGTGTAGGTACCTTTTCGACAGGTATAAATATAATTAACCTGCACAATATAATGTTTGCTTCACCTACAAAATCACAAATAAGAGTTCTACAATCTATCGGAAGAGGATTGCGAAAAACAGAAGATGAACAAGGTACAACCATTTACGATTTAGCAGATGATTTATCGTGGAAGAAGAAAAAGAACTACACTTTAAATCACGCTATCGCAAGAGTAAAAATCTATGCTAAAGAGAAGTTTAATTATAAAATACACGAGGTGCCACTATGAGCGACTACAATCCATCAGAAGATTTTAAAAATTACTTGAACGAGTGTGACATTATGAGCTATCGTTTAGTCGATGGGACGTACTTGATTGCAGAAGAATTTGAAAGGGACGAAGAAAGTAACATAATTTATTTAGCAGGTGCGTTGCAACTAAAGCATGATGATAAAACAGAGAAATGTTTTCTGCGGTCGTGGCTTGATTCAGATCCAGATGAGCTAATACAGATAGCTGGAGATAAGGTCATTGGACTTACTGCTACTAGTTTCCCTCTTAGGATGCATTACCATCGATATTTTCTGATGGAGAAATTGAATGATGTATTAACACCTAACGAAATGAAGGATGTAATAGATCAAATGTTTAATCCTCAAGTTGATAATCAAGATTTTATGGATGAGGATGAAGATGAAGAGTCTTGGAAGGTAGATAATGGGATAGATAATTCAAAGGAATTTAAATCCACTTCCGATATTCACCTTGAGTGGAGAAGGAAACATAACCAGAAATAAACTTATCGCCCTTTTCTTTGTTTGTACTTATTTATTATACCATTAGAATGCATAGTTGTACACCAAAAAATGAATAAAAATAATATATAAGTTGTAGTGTACAAAAGTGTCAACTTATTATATAATAGAGTCTATAAAATGAAAAAGGAAGTAAAGAAAAAAGCGAGAGATAAGCCACACTACGTAAACAATAAACAGTTTTCACAATCGGTTGTTGATTACGTAACTTCAGTCAATGAAGCTAGGGATAAAACAGAAGACGAACCAAATATTACTGAATATATTGGAACTTGTTTTTTAAAGATAGCAGAAGGATTATCACACAAACCGAACTTTGTTGGTTATACATACAGAGAAGAAATGGTAATGGACGCAGTTGAGAATTGTATTAAAGCAATTATGAACTATGATGTTAAAAAAGCAACCCGCACTGGATTGCCTAATGCCTTTGCTTATTTTACACAAATCACTTACTACGCCTTTTTACGTAGAATTGCCAAAGAAAAGAAACAACAAGAAATCAAAGAAAGATACATTGATTTTGCAGGTGCTTCTGCCTTTATGGATATTGGTGATCACCCTGATTGTAATGGTATTGTAGATCGGGTGCGTTATAAGTCACAAAGAATTCGACACAATGATGATAAGATTAAAGAGTTCGGAAAAGAACTAAAAAAGAAACGAGCAAAGAAGAAAATCATTGGTGGCTTAGAAAAGTTTCTATAATATATTATGCAAATAGCGATATTGAATGACACTCACGCTGGTGTCAAAAATGGCTCAGACATCTTTCTAGATTATTCAGCCAAGTTTTATGATGAAATATTTTTTCCCTATCTCGTGGAGAATGGGATTAAACGTATATTGCACTTAGGTGATTATTTCGAGCACCGTAAGTACGTCAACTATAAAGTTTTAGAACATAACTACAAGCACTTTGTATCTAAGCTTTATAAGTATGATA